CACCGCCACCAAACCGGACGCAATGCAAGGTTTCCACAGTGAAAGTTTGTTATTTGTGCTAGACGAAGCAAGCGGTATCAATGACGCGATATTTGAGCCAATTTTAGGCGCATTGACCGGCGACGATACAAAGATTATCATTGTCGGCAATCCAACGCGATTGATTGGCTTTTTTCATGACGCATTCACACGAAACCGCGATCAATTCAAATGTATTACACTAAACGCGGAAAATAGTAGCCGTGTGTCGCAAGAATATATCGACTCCATTATTAGTTTGTATGGAAAAGATAGCGATCCATACCGTGTGCGTGTGTTGGGCGAATTTCCAAAGGCGCAAGCTGACACATTTATTCCATTAGATCTAATAGAACGCGCTATTGCCGGATTTGACGAACATAATGCGGTGGCGGACGAAGAAGTTAAGGAATTACATGTCGGCGTCGATGTTGCACGATTTGGCGACGACGAAAGTGTTATTTGGACAACCAAGCAATACAAAGCGGGTTTTTATGTTAGCAAGATACATAAAATCATACATCACAACACAACGGTTGAATTAACCGGCGAAACAAAGGCGTTAATCCGTACATTAAACAAGCAATTTGAAAACAAATGTGTAAACATCAATGTCGACGAAACGGGCGTAGGCGCTGGCGTAGTTGACGAATTGGACGCGGATCATGGCGACCTTAATTATTATGTTATACCGCAAACATTCGGTGGCACGGGCGGAACATTAAACGAAGAGCCGATCGAATATAGCAACAACACCGGATTGATATGGGGTAATATCAAGCGATTACTTATGGCAAATAAGTTATTTATCGAAGACGACGCGGAAACTATAATGCAGTTGACAAATCGTAAATATACCGTCAACGAAGACGGAAAAATCAAATTAGAGCGCAAGCAAGACATGAAGAAGCGCGACGCGTGTTCGCCTGATAGGGCGGACGCATTGGGATTGAGTCTTGCAACAAATATCGCACATTTTAGCGGAATGTTAAATTATTAGGAGGAATAATGTTATACAATTTAGATTGGTTACAGAAAGGAAAGTATTTTCCACCGGTTAGTGAAATACCAAGATTAAAAGGGTATGCGGACAATGCAAATCTTTTCGATGACAATCCGTCATTAGTGCTTAAACCTTACGAAGACAGATTAAAAAAGATTATCACAAGTTTAAATGACGATAATTGGTTAAGCGGTTGGTTTAATTATTGTCCAAACTATTGGAATTTATCCACAATTAAGACGGCAGATTTAATGATTGGCGATAAACCAAACATTAAATACGATAAAAAGCAAAAGAAAGTTGACGAAGCGCTTATATATACGGACTTCTTCACAAAGCTGAACGAAATGGTTATTGACAACGACTCGCTTGGCGATTGTATTGTAAGACCGTATATCGATAGCAATTCAAGAAGAAACTTTGTGTCGCAAAATCCTAGCATGTGGTTTCCGGTTATCAATCCAGAAAATATAAAAGAAGTCAAGACAGATGTGTTAGCATGGATCGTTTGCACATATCAAGACGCCAACAATCCAAGCCGAAACAAATATGAATTACATGTCAAGATCCAAGATCGCGGAAATTTAATCGTAAAATATCGTAAATATGCAATAACACGAACAAATGTTAAAGAATATAAGGATATTATCACGGGCGAAGTGTTTACTAACTATGACCTATATATGATCGGCCAGCTTATTGAAGAAAAAGAAGAAACTGCCACATATAAGCAATTAGTTATCCACATTCCAAGCATAACAACATCACGAAGCGTTTACGGAACATCTAATTATGAAAGGATTACGGCAACGGTTGCGGAAATTGCAATCCGAGAGTCGCTAGCGTCTTTTATATTAGATCAAAATAGTGCGCCGAGATTAAGCGCGCCGGATAGCGCGTTCGTGCGAAAGGGCGATCGTTGGGTATTAAAGACCGGCGGACGAAACTTCGTTGTTAAAGCGGGCGAGCAAGCGCCGATTTATATCACATGGGACGGAAACTTAACTTCCAACGAAGAAAGAATAAAGCAATTAAAAGCCGAATTGTATTCTTTGAGCGAAATGGGAACGGTGTTAAACCATGACGACATCAACAGCTCGCAAGGATATGAAGCACTAGAAGTTAAAATGATAAATCCAAAACTTAAAGCGCGCCGTATGTGTACACGCTTCGAAGCGCCGTTAAAACAAATTATCGCATATCTAATTGACGACAACGACGCCAACGAAGAAGATATAAGTATTATATTCAACGACGGCGTTCCGGCAACCGAAAATCAAACACTAGACATGGCGCAAAAGAAGAAAAATCTTGGCGTATCATTGCAAAGTGTGTTGATAGAATACTTTGGTTTAAGTGAAGAAGAAGCAGAAGCTGAAGTTGAAAAAGCGCGTCAAGAAAATGCCGACGCATTCATGGAACAATTTGGTGCCGGAAGAAATGGTTTGTTTGGTGGCGGAAAAGACGACGAAAACGCGTCAAATAACGGCGAAACGGACAAAGACGAAGAAGATGTTGACAAAGACGAAAAAGACACCAAAGACGATAAAAACAAGGAAGAATAGCGCATGTTAAACGCGGATAGTAAACAATTAGACGCTTTAATGGACGCGTTCAAACAAGCAAATCAAACCGTTAAGACCGTTTTATTGCGTACAAACGCCGGCTCCGTGCAAGAATTAAAGATTAAACTTGACAAGCGACTTGATAAAGTAAGTTTAAGTTTAACGCAAGAAGCCAAGAAATGGGCAGAAAAGGACTTGCCGGACGCATACAACGAGGGTGTCAAGAAGATTAACGGACGAAGTGATCGCGGATTACACCAAAGCGAAGATGTAATATTTAATAGTTATATTGAATTATCTTCAAAGGTCCAATCCGCCACCGAACACGCAAGATCTATCATAAACGACGCTATAAGGCAAGCGGAACGCAACAAATATGGCGCAACCGTTGGAATGGTTAAGGATATAATCCAAGACACATTAAAGAAAGAAAACGCAAGCATGACGGTTAGATATTCAAACGGAACGCAAATGCCATTAGACGCTTACGCACAAATGTTGGCGCGTACTTCACGCATAGAGTCGTCCAATACCGGATCGTTTGACAGATGTCGAAAGTTAAACATTGATTTGGTGCGATGTACCACAATGGCCGGCTGTTGTCCATACTGCAAAAAGTATGAGGGCAAAGTTTATAGTATATCCGGAAATGATAAACGATTTCCGTCGTTATACGACACGGCACTTCAACGCGGTTATAACATCATGCACCCGAATTGTCGTCATGAATTCATACCGTTTGTTGAAGCATTGCAAACAGAAAGCGAATTGAAGCAAATAATCGACAATAGCAATCATTTTGAAAAGTTAAGCAAGAATGATGTTGTTTTCAAGCATTATAACCGCAACCAATCGCTTATGAAACAATGGCGTCATGAATACAACGAATTTAATCGCTTTAAGAAGCAATTAGGCGACGACATGCCATATTCTTCGCTTGGCGGATTTAGACGCGGTGCGCGTGCGAATAGCGTGCTATATCGAAAGACCGTGCAACAATATCGTCAAGAGCCACAACCAAAGGTGGCGGAAGTTAAACCGCAACCATTTGATTTTGATAAGTTTATCAACAACGACGAAATATTAAACAAGTTCAAATCCGGAACATACGGCGATTATTGTCGTAGGGAATGGAAGAACGACGAAGTGTTGTTTGACCAATTCAAGCAAAAAGGATATGCCGGCAAGCCAAAGGTTGTCAGCGCTGAAAAGTTTGACAATTTAAGTAAAGACGATTATATATTCGTTTATCGTGGAATTCGCGATTTTAATGGAATTCCGGCAAAGACCTTGTCAAATCAATTCAAATATGGTAAATTATTTTGCGGACGCGGTGGATATGGAAACGGAACATACACCGCACTTCGAAAAGATGTTGCTAATTCTTACGGCCAACAAATGCTTGAAATCGCAATTCCAAAGAACGCGAACATTATTGACCACAATAAATTGAAAGAAATCCAAAAGCAATGTTTTGAAAAAATAAGAAAAATAATCTATGACGACGAAAAGGTTGGCGAATTCGTGTTCGACACCTTGACAGATACA